GAAAATTTCCATCTTTGAAATTCAGCGTCGCCTGCAGATGAGATGAGCTGTCAAACTCTCCTCAAAAGAACCTTTGTGGCGGTTGTAATTCTTGGTGTTATCGTCGCTGGTATTCCTTACATTGCTTGCGCCGTGAGGGGCGGTAACTGCTCTCAGGAAGGTGTTGCAGCGCGGAATGACATCCGAGACTATGCGGCCCTGGTGCTGGCTGCGATCGCAACCTTCACCGGCGGTGGTGGTGGGCCCACCCTTCCTCCCGGAATGAACCCCTGATGACACAGACTCTAATCCTGCAGTTTCTGGAAGCTCAGCGCACAGCAGTGGAGACGGCTCTGAGAGGTGCTGAGCTGGCCTCCCCGACACAGCGGTGCGCCTTCCTGGATCGCATGCAACCCGTTGGAGATAACGACCCTAAGCCACTTGTAATAATTCAGCGAAGGCAGACATCTACGAGAACAGATACAAGCACTTGCGCATTAGACCACACAATGGAGTTTCATGTTAAATTATACCTTAATCGTAGTAGTTTGCTTACTCCATTCTCTGCACAGGTTGATCCTGTCTGGCAGGTTGTCCACCCTGCCGTCATGGCTGTTGTTGATGATTTCCCCTGGTGCCAGGCCATCGAACCAGTAGCGACGGATGTTGAGCCGACAACAGCTGATGGAAATATCGTGCCGGGCCTGATGGTCTGCGTTTACACTGCTCAGATAATGACCAGCGCTTTGGACCTGACGGCCACCCCATGATCCGACCCCAACACCCTGGCGATTATTGGCGGTTGCCTGACGGGTCCCTGACCACGGAGGCACCTGAAGAGCTATCTCCCGCGCCACTGGCGCTTCCGCCCGCCCCCGCGCCCACCCCTACCACTGAGGATCCTGAATCGTGACGACCGCATCTCTGGCCCGGCAGCTGCTGTTCATCTCCACTGCCGCCGCCCCCACTCCCCTGGTGCCCATCCTCACCCTGGGGGACATCACCCACGCACCCTACGTGGCGGATGCTGTTGAGCGGCCACAGGCGGGCGTGGTTGGGGTGGGCCTCTCAGCGCTTCATGCGGCGCCTCGGGCCACCACCTCGTTTTCCGTGGGCCTGGTGGGTAGTGGCACGGCAGGCACGGCGCCAGTGATCGGCCCAATCCTGAAGGCTTGCGCCCTGGCGGCGGTCACCACGCCCACCACGAAAGTGGAGTATTCACACGTCAATTTGATCGCCTCCTCTACAACGGACGCCGTAAATATCACGGTGAATGAAAGCGGAGAACAGCAGACATCGACTGGTAACCGAGGAACGGTCACCCTGACGTTCCCTGCTGCCGGGATTCCAACGGCGCAGTTTGAGATGACGGGTGGCTATGCTGACCCAACGGCAGTAGCATATCCGGCGCCGCCAGATTTTAGCGGTCAAAGTCTATACAAACTCGTCGATCAAAATACAACTCTAACTCTGACGACTGAGAGCGATGAAATCGCCTTGTGTTTTGAAAACTTCACTATTACGCAAGCCGCCGCCACGCAGGTGTTTGCCCTTGGCGGCTGTGCCCAGGCAGTAGCGCACACTGATATTATGATGACGTGGAGTGCTACGGCAATTAGGCCGGCCCTTGCAGATTTTGATCTGTGGTCTGTGCTGAAAAGTCGAGAATCGTTTGACATTGAGCTGAAGCATGGAATCTTTACCGGCCCCAGTGCTAATCCTGGTTACAGGGTGACGGTGCAGTTGACTGGAGCAACATTAGACGAAAACAGCAAAACGCAAATCAACAATAAAGTCGCGCGGAGTATGTCTGGGGTTGTTCTGTCGAATGATTTTCTCTTGAGGTTCGACTAACCTCAAGACTCGTTAAACCATCGCCATTCCCACTATGTTCGACCTTCAAGAAACAAGGGCCACTTTTAACTACCTAGTCACGGGTTCAAACCTTGGGAAACAATTCACCTTTGTGGGTGAATTTAATGTAATGACTACGGATGATTTTATTGCATTCAAAAATGCCATCCGTGACGACGTAGGCGAGCAAGGGCCCGATGAAGTCTGGTCACCTTACGTTCAAAAATGTTTTGTTGGTTGGGTGAACATTCCAGGCCAAACAGAGACCTGGATTGCCTCCAACGGTCAGCCTGCAGAGTGCACCGCAGCGAACCGGGCCTGTTTTCTGAGCCGGCCTGGCGTATCTCAGGCGATCGTGTTCGCGTTCATGGAAGCTTTCCGTGGTGGTGACGCCATCGCCCCCTTGGCCGCTGGCGAGGATGAAGGCCTGGGAAACTCGCAGCTATCGGCCGCCGCTGGCACTACGGAGACACCAGAGCCAGAGAGCGGGAGCTGATAGATGCCAGCCGGGCCAAGATCGCGAAAGCCTGGGGTCCAGAGTGGGCCCAGTGGGCGGCAGCCATGACGCAGACCACCACCACCACGGCCGCCACCTTCGATCCCCTAGAGGACCTGTTTGCCACCTCTCAGGGACTCCTGCGGGTGTGGCCGATCAACCGTCCCGTGGTTGAGCTTTGGCGGCTGCTCCCGGATCAGTGGATCCGTGGGGGCATGGAGGCCATTCCGATCGCTCCAGACATGACCCAGGCTCTCGCCTATGCCCAGGCCTGGTGCCAGGAGCACCCAGGCATCACGCAGCCTCTCTCCCTGGTGATGCGGCTGCGGTTCCTGGCCGACACCATGCTGAGGTTCATCCACGCTGATCGGGAGGTCCGCTGATGGCCACCACCATGGATGCAATCCTGAGGATTGCTGCTCGGGTCACTGGATCCGGCGAGGTTGAGAATCTGGAGAGGCGGCTGAAGGGGGTCGGCCCGGCGGCTCAGTCGTCTGTGCCATCGGTGCGGCGGCTGAGCGGTGCTGTGATGGATGTGGCCAAGGTCGCGGCTGGCATTCAGCTGTCCAGGTTGGCAATCGGTATCGAGGGGTTTGGGCGAACAGCAATTACAGCGGGCGATGAATCTATACGGCTTGGCTTTCGGATCGAAGCTTTAGGGAAACAATTTAATGAGACCAATAAGATAATGGATTTGTCGGCAAGATTTGCCGATAAGTTTACATATTCACAGGCTGAAGCGGACGAGATAACCGCTGGCCTGGTGGGTAAGTTGCGTCAGCTGGGAGTGCAGCTGCCAGAGATTGAAAGAATGATGTTTTCCATGGGTCAAGCTAGCCGGATTATTGGCTTGACTACTCAGGATACGACTGAGTTCTTTCGTCAAATGTCTCAGGCGATTGGCCAGGGACGGCTCAACGGCCAGGAGCTGGTAACGATGCTGGAGCGGGTGCCGCCGTTTGCGCAGGCACTGGTGAATGCCTATAACGGACTGGCCAAGGATAAGGGCATTATTCAAATCACAAAAGAAAGGTCTAGTGAAATAATTAAGCAAGTAGAGAAAGGAGAAAAAGACCAAATCAGGATTCTGCAGGATAATGTACGGAAGCGCGAGGAGATGATACAAAACGAAGCTGATGCAAAACTGCAGAAGATAAGAGACGGATATGACAGAGAGTTAAGACTACTTCGTGACAAAAACGACGCAGAATTGAGGTTACTGCAAGATCGCTTTGATGACGAAGACCGCATGCGTCAGCGTGCAGACCGCGACGCAAGGAAAAACATTTTTGATAGAATAAATAGCGCAGAAAGAGAGAGCCTAAAAGCCCTTGATCGCGAACGTGAAGACCGCGAACGCTGGCGCGATCACCTGAATGATATAAATGGCATCAGTGAGGATGTGCAGCGCGAAATAAAGCGTAACGATGACGATTGGTGGGATCAGCGAGAACGCGACCTGCGAGCCAGGTATGACGGCGAGCGGCAGGCGCTGGAGGATCAGCTAGAGGACGAGCAGGTTGCAAGGGATCGGGCCATCCGTGATCAGCGCGAGGCGGAGGAAAGATCGATTGCTGATCGCTTGGAAGGGCAGGAAAAGAGCCTAACCGCGCGGCAGCAGGCGGAAGAAGATGCAGTACAGAAAGCTGCGGCTGAGCAGATTCGGATCATTCAAGGCCAGCTAGACGCTGAGGTAGAGATAGTAAAGGAAGCAAATAAGAAGATAATTGCAGACACCAGGGCTAGAACAATTGCCACGCTTGGCGATGTTAAAAAGATGGCATCCGAAGGATTCTTTACGCCTGACGTTGTAGTTAGAGCGGCCAGCGCAGAAATGAAAAAGCTTCTTGGCGATATGCCACCACCTACAGCGCTTCAGAAGTGGGGCAAAGCATCTAAAGACTTGGCCACAACTGTAGGAAAAGACCTCAATCCTGCCCTTGATGCGTTAATCAATACGCTCACGCCATTGGGAGAGATGTTTGAAGAATTGCCGCAGTGGATGCGTGTTTTGGCCGAGGTTGCTGCTGGCGCTGTAGCGGTTGGCATTGCGGTCAAGGGCCTCCAGGCGGGCTTGGCGGGTGCGGGTCGGATGATGGGGCGGGGTGGCGGCCGGCCACCGCTAACGCCTCCGGGGCCAAAAATTAACCCGTATCAGATCAGACCACCCCAACCCGGCGCCGTTAATCCATGGCTGAGGCAGATGCCGACTCAAGCGCCTGGAGTTTTCAATCCTCCCTTTTTAAAACCGTCGCTCCCTCCTCTTCCCTCCCCTCCAGCACCTCCAGCGGGTCCATGGCTCCGCTTCACCGGAATCCTGAAGGGCGCCGCCGACGCGGCCGGTAGCCTGCTCGGGAAGATCCAGGGGCTCCCCCAGGCCGTTGCAGGCCTCGGCGCGGCATTCGCGAGCACCAACCTGGCGGCTACCATTGCGGGCTGGGCGGCGGTGCTCGGCCCATCAGGCCCGATTGCAGGGGCCATTACGGGGCTAATGACCTGGATTAGCGGAACGGCCCTGCCGGCGCTGGTCGGATTCTTCTCGGGGCCAGCCGGCTGGGTGGTGTTGGCTGGGGTGGGCATCACGGCGGCGATCATCCACTGGCGCGAACCGATCTCGGATTTCCTCCAATGGCTGGGCGGCCAACAGGAAACCATCGCGGAAACGTTCAGCCGGCCGCTTGCTGAGCGGATGGCGGCAGGCGTCTCGGATGGCCTGCTGGCGATTCGCAATGAGATAGATTTTGAAAGCAAGGTATGGGATGAATTTTTCGCTGGTCTATACGAAGACTTCAGCAAGACAATCGACAATAAGATTAGTCAGATTAAAGAGAAAGGACTAGGCGAAACCTTGAAGAATGATTTACAGTTTGAAAGCAAGGTATGGGATGAGTTTTTCTTGGGTCTTTACACCGAGTTTGGCAAAGGAATCGAAGAGAAAGCCAAGGGTTTGGCTGAAGGTATTGCTACGGGATTCTCTGCCGGTGGTGAATGGATCAAACGTAATCTAAATGACATTTTGCAACTTTGTGAGAATGCGATTAACAATTTCTCCTCTCAGGTAAATAACCTAATCAACGCCACTAATTCAATATCAGCACGCATTAAACTGCCGCCTATAACCTGGCGATTGCCGTCGGTCAACATTCCCCGCCTTGCCCGTGGCGGCTGGTTTGACCGTTCCACCCTGGTGGAGATCGGCGAGGGAAGGGATCCTCAGGGGGAATACGCCATCCCCGGCTCGCGCATGCCCCAGGCCATCGACGCCTGGAACCGTGGCGCGCGCGGCGGTGCCCTGGTTGCGGCGCTTCAATCCCCAGGGCTGGCCCCAGGGCGGGGCGGCAGCGGCGCCGCGTATAGCGTGCCCCCAGCATCCTCGGCGCCCCCGGCCACGGTCAACCTGAACATTCGGCCTCAGGCGATGATCCAGACACCTGGCGGCGGGCAGTGGCTATCTGTGGAGGATCTGCCGGCAATCATCTCTGCTGCCGTTGCAGCGTCGAGGCGTTGAACCATGGCGATTCAGCCGATCACCAGGGGGCAGGCAGCAATGGTCGAAATCCAGCGACCGGGGGGGGAGGTTGCGGCTCGATGGTGCTCCTGCTGGCCTGGCCCAAATCTGATCAGCTGGGACGGCGAGCAGTGGCAGCCCCTCCAGCTCGCGTGGTCGGCGCTCGAGTCGCACGCAGCGGCCGGGGCAGGGGCAACGATCACCATGGCGGCACTCCCCAGCCTCTGGCGGCTGTTGCAGGCTGCCACATCCGAACAGTGGGCCGTGGCACTGCAGATCCTGCAGTTCGACGCTGCGGAGGGGGAGACCGGTCCTCCTGCTGATGCGCAGGTGGTGGCGACCTACCGGGGCCTGGTCCGCGGGGCTGGCCTGACCACAGCGCCGCCAACGATCACCTGGCGGCTGGGCCTGCCTGATGCCCCACCGTTCCCGGCCCTGATCGCCACCTCGTTCTCTGTCGGCACGACGTGCCAGCTATGACCTCCATTCCCCTCCCTCCCAGCGGATTTCCGGAGCGCGGCGCTCCCCTGGTGAATCTCGATGTTCAGGGCCTGGCGGGTGCATCGGCTGGAACCCTGCGCAATCTCCTGGGGCAAGCGCGGCAGATCCTCGACATGGACGAACGGGTGGCGTTCTCCAGCCCCTCCAGGAAGGCCAGCATCGGCGGGGTCAACGCTCAGTTGTTGATCGGCGGGTCCCGGCAGACCGTGGCGCTCCTTGAGAGCATGCTGGCTGAAGCGGAGCGGTTGGAACGGGCGGCACCACCACCTCCGATCCCCCCGGCTGCGCTGCTCACCTCGGCGCAAGCGGCCCTGGCGCTGGGTCAGCCTATCCCCGTGGTGTTCGCCCGGCGGCGGGACGATCGGGGCGGGGTGCTGCTGTTCCCCCCCGCCACGGAGGCGGCCTTCGAGACCAGCCCCCAGGGGGTGTGGGCGGCCTACCACTGCGTCCTAAGCCAGGGGCAGATGGCCTCCGTCGCGGTGCGGCAGGTGCGTCAGGGCCCGTGTCGGGTGGGATCATTCAGCCAGGCCTATGACCGCCGCACAGGAGCATGGGAACCGGGCAACCGTGCAACGACCCAGGCCTGGCAGGTGCCTGAATTCCCGGTCCAGTGTGGCGGCGGTGGTGACTACCAAGGGCTGAGCACGATCGAGTTCAATCACAGCTATCCACCAGAGGCAGATCAGTGGAGCCGTGCCTGGAATGTGTTCGTGGAGTCTGGAATGGTGATTCAACGGGGCAGGATTATAGATAGCGTAGCTGGCCCTAGTGATAACATTGTGGATCTATGGCTGTTTGCAAAGCAGCAAGGCGGGCAGTATCCTGATGAATTGATAGATTTTGATTCGCTAGAGACAGCAGCAAAGTTTATCGACCATTACGATTTGCGTTGCAATGCGCAATTCTCAACCGCCACAGATCTAGCGACAGATGTACTGCCATGGTTCCTGCTGCAGGAGCGGACGATCAATGGCAGGCTGGGCCTTGTGCCCATGGTGCGCTGTGATGCTGAGGGAATTATCAGTATTGACGCCACATCACCAGACTGGGTGCTAACGGATGAAGAGGTTGTAAAGGATCTATCGGTAGAATCACCAGACTTTAAGACAAAGGAAGATAAGCCAATTATTATCCTTTGGCGGCAACAGCTAACGCCTGAAGATGTACCTATTACCAGAACACTGTATTGCAGTTCAACAGGCAACGGCCTAGAGCAAGCATCTACAACGCCAGGGCTGGAGATAATTGACCTGTCTGCCTGGTGCGATGATGAGCTACATGCCGCCAGAATAGGGCACTTCTATCACGCTAAACGGTTGCGGCAACAGAGTTTTGGCACGTTAAACCTGAGGCCTGGCAGCCACACGGGCTTCCTGTCTAAGGGCATGATCGTACAGGTTCAAATAACAATCAGGGCCGATAGCGAACCTGACTATCTCTACAATCAGTTCTACATTGTAGAGAACATTTCCTATGCTCCAGACGGTAGCGAGTCTGTGGCGGTTGCGGAGTGGCCAGTAGATGCAGGCGGGCGGGGCCTGCTCGATATGGCATTTCAGTACGCGACTGCACCTGGAATGGTGTTGCCTCATCCGCCAGCAGGTGATTGTGACATTGCCGGCAGAGCAGAAGATGACACAATTCCCCCGGCGCAGGAGAATACGAACATTCAGCCGTTCTCTGAAGGCGGCTCCGGGGCGTTTGTTGCCTCTGGTGGATCTGCCAGTGGCGGGAACAACAGCGGCCCATCAGGGGACAAGGACTCGCCACCAGGGGACGAGCCAGGGGACATCAGGGATTCTGGGCCTGGGGAGCCGCCCAGGGACGCAGGGGGCAAAAAGAGCAAGGGCGGAGGAAAGCCTAGACAATATGTGACAGGAATTATTATTGATAGCGTTGGCCCTCCAGGCGGCTTATGCAATGCTACGGGCGTTGCAATATACAACTGGCGATATTATTATTCACAAGTCGGGTTAAATCCGGGAGAGGTTCTGTGGCAGTGGCAAGGAGTGCAAAGCACCACGTTTCCGGAAATTAAATTCGCTTATTCCGTTGAGGTTGATCCTGCTGATCCATCCTGGCCACCTGGAACCGTAACGGTAGAAACTTGGACGGTTTCTTACATTGACACTAGCGGCAATCCGCAACTCTCCAGCGTAAACACCTTACCGGGCTTTAGATGGGAGATGTTAGATGCACAATGCAATGGTGACGTTGACCCAACACCAGTAAATGAAAATGTAACACTAGAAGGAGATACGCTATGGAAAATTGCCGAGAAAGTTTTAGGAGATCCCAATAGGTGGCCGGAAATTTACGAGTTGAATCAGCATAGAATCCAGGACCCCCGTTGGGCGTTTCCCAATCAGGGCCTCACCATGCCACCATGAGGACCTTCCCATCGCTGATCCCATCCACCCGGCCATTCACTGGTGGCCAGTGGACGACGGCAGATCACCAGGCGCTGGGCGGCGGCGTCACCACGGTCCTGCTCGACCTCACGGAGCGGGGGCGGCGGTGGACTCCCACGTTCGAGGGGGTTGATCAGGACACATGGGAGGCCATCCGCGACCACTGGGAAGCTCGGCCCGGACCGTTTGAGGGCTTCGAGTTCGAGACCGTCACCCTGCCGGCCCAGTGGACCCCTGCCGGCTATTGGTGGCGCTGGGCGGCGGCTCCCCAGGCCTCCGACCCCTACCAGGGCATCCGCTCGGTCGCGTGTGAGTTCCAGTTGGTGCCGATCGTGCGGCGGGGGTTCGGGGGGGAGCGGTTCAGCATCGCAGTTCAGCTGGTGCCAGGGGAGACGGAGCCAGCTCCCACTCCGCCTGTGGCCAAGGTGTTCGGGGGGGAGAGATTCGGCCTGTCTCTGCAGCTGGAAACCAGCTCACGCCAGCAGCAACCGGGGCGCGCCATGGCCACCACTGCCTCCCTGGCCCCAGGAGACACGGTGGAAGGCGCCCTGATCCTTCCTGGGGGGCAGGTGACCATCCTCGCGGTGGAGCTGTCTCAACCCGGCTGGTTGCGGGTCTACGCTTCGGCAGCGGCAGCGGCAGCGGACGCCAGTAGGGTGCAGACCACCCGCCCGCCAGTGGGGCAGGGGATCATCAGCGACCCGGCACTGGAGGCGGCAGGGCGGCAGCTGTTCTCCCCCCCGGATGTGGGATTCAGTCAGGAGCAGCCACGGGTGAATAGCTATCCCTTCCGGTTCACCAACCTAGGCACAACTGGAGCGGTTACAATTGTGGTTGAGTATTCCACTACTGCGGCGGGGTCAGCATGGCTTTAACTACACCAATTGTACCGGAAAGCTATCAGGTTACCGCATCTCTGACGGCGGCAAATGTAGCTACGGCATTAACTGATGCAATGGTAGATGCAGGATTCACGTTGCATGATACTCTTCTGAGTGGATCCGTAGAGAATAGAGTGTTCAGCCAGGTTTACGATGGAGCTAAGACATATGGGACTACTTACTACTGGTTCACGATAACAACAAGTGGCATTTTTGCCCAGGTTGTATCGGGCTGGAATACGACAACGAAGCAGCCAAGCGGAACGCAATACATGGATTATTTCAGCACGGCAACCAATACAACAGCAAATCACCTAACGCTGATCAGCCTTAACTCAAGCCTGTCTTTCACGATCAAAAGATGGACATCAGTTAAGGACACAGCTTTCACATGGTTTGTGATGTATAACGGTAGCACCGTAGTCGATTTTCATATAAACAAAACAGCTCCTAATGCAATGTATAATCTTAACAAAGTGTTTTACCATTCGATGATGTGGTGCCAGCTGCAGGCCAGTGGCAACGCAGCTTCTCCACGATTCCGACTGTTTCCGTTCAATGCTCGGCGATCCTTCCTCGGGGCTGGTCTACGTGGGATCACAGATGGCACGTACTACGCGGCAGCCAGTACAACGCCATGGCCCGGAGTGGGTCAGACTGAGCATGTTCTAAACGGCCCCAGCTATCACATGTCAGGCAATATAAACAACGTGGGAACAAATCTAAACTACTCAGGATCAGGTGTTGCACTC